TTAAACCCTTGAAGATTTAAAATGGGACATTTTCAATCGTTTAAGGGTCAGATATCAGTAACGAATTAAAATGGGACATTTTCAATAGGTTTTAACTTTTTATTATTATAATAAATGATAAAAAGCATATAGTTCATTAACTAATATACATTCCGGTAATAGCACTTTCCAATGATTTTTCGTATTCTACTAATGCATTATTTTGATACATAACGATTTCATCAATATATTTTATCATTGCATCTAGCACAAGATTATTCACAGCTTTCATAGAAATTATAGGTGTATTATCAGGCCTTTCCTTGATACCATATCTATATTCAACCGCCGCTTTTCTAGCGTCTTTTCCATCGTCTGGAAATCCATTTCTGTTATATATTTGCTCATATATTTTCAATTCTCTCACGTTTGTTGATGGTGGTCCCATAATAGGTTTCTTCTTGTATTTATGAACTTTCATTAACTCATTATAATAAGGTAATAGTAATGAACCATCTATTAATCCATCCAATGAATTACTTGATATATATCTGTTCCCATTCTTTGTTAATTTTACAAGCTGTTTATCTTGTTTTTTTATATATATTAAAAGTCTCCTTGCATTTTTCGCAATATTCTGTATAGGATTTTGTTGAATATTATCCTTTTTATAACTGTTATCAAGCAATGCCAAACGTCTTTCATGTTCTCTCACATTGGAATACAATTTTGTTAATTTATCTTGTAACTCTATTTCTGAAACACCTTGGTCTGGTTTAATAGAATCCACACTTGGTTCTCCCAAACCCTCCACTATATTTTTCGTAAAATAAGGATAAAACAAACTGATTATAATAACAATAATAGAAATAATGATAATATATGTATTTTGAGTCATAATATATATAACATAAATATAAAATTACAAAGACATAAAAACAATATGATATTAAATCCTACTATTGTAGTCATATATGTGTGGCATATTCTCGTTGTTAAATCATAATGGCTCAAAACTTGAAAGTAATGATATTTATGAAAGTTTCATGAAAGGAAAAAAAAGAGGTCCAGACCATAGTGTTGTAGATAACGTATCTATTAATACTATATTTGGGTTTCACCGCCTTGCTATTAATGGACTGAATATGCGCTCTAATCAACCCATGTATCTAGGAAATCTATGTTTAATATGTAATGGCGAAATCTATAATTATAAAGAAATTTACAGTATTCTCAACATAGAACCATTAACAGATTCTGATTGTGAAGTCATTTTACATTGTTATAAAAAATTCGGCATTGAATACACATTGGAATTATTGGATGGTGTATTTTCCTTTTTATTATTGGATAATGATCCAAAGACCACTAAACTATTTGTTGCGCGAGACCCATTTGGTGTTCGTCCATTATACATTATGAAACCAACAAATGATGTGAAGACAATTGGATTTTCTTCAGAAATGAAATCATTAATCAACTTATGTGATACTACACAAAAAATACAACATTTTCCACCTGGTAGTTATAGTCAATATGTTTTACCTAATCATGTGAATCCTGATTGGAACATTGAATTGGAAAACATCAAATATTTCAACAAAGCATTCACAAGTGTATATCAAATGAAACACAATATTTTAGAGGAATATTCCATGAACGACATTCTGAAGAGTGTTAAAAATCACCTTACAAATGCAGTATATAAACGCTGCGCAACAACTGACAGACCAATTGCATGTTTATTGTCAGGCGGTTTGGATAGTAGTTTAATCACTGCATTGGTTTGTTCCTATTTTCCAGATAAACAAATAGAGACATATGCTATTGGTTTACAGGGTTCTGTGGATTTATTACATGCAACCAAAGCCGCCGAATATTTGAAAACAAAACACACAAATATTACTATTACGAAAGAAGAATATTTGAACGCGATTCCAGAAGTAATATACGCCATTGAGAGTTATGATACAACCACTGTTAGAGCAAGTGTTGGAAATTATTTAGTATCAAAATACATCAGTGAACATAGTGACGCAAAGGTCATTTTCAATGGCGATGGTTCCGACGAGTTGTTCGGTGGATATTTGTATGTAAATGCGGCACCAAATTGTTTGGAGTTTGACAATGAATGTCGTAGTTTATTGACAAATATACATAAATATGACGTATTGCGTTCAGACAAGAGTATTTCGTCCAATGGTCTTGAAGCCCGCACACCATTTTTAGATAGGTCATTCACACAATATGTTTTGTCTCTTCCGCCACAATTAAGATTTCTAACAGGTGAATTAGACTTTTTTACACGATGTAAATATGTAGAAAAATTTTTATTACGCGCTGCATTTGATGAGACCATGTATGTAAACTACAATCCAGAAAACATAAGGGAACAAATTTTACCAGAAGAAATTCTTTGGCGTTCTAAAGAAGCATTTAGTGATGGTGTGTGTGACGTTTCGGAAAATATCAATACCATTATAGAGAATCACGTGAAAACATTAGAAATAGAACTAAGAACATATGATATAAACAATCCACAAACACTGGAACAAGAATATTATCGTTCTATATTTGAACAACATTACAAAGACCAAGGTCATATTATAGAACATTTTTGGATGCCGAAATTTTTAGAAGCAAAAGACCCAAGTGCGAGAACTTTGTCTATTTATAGGGAATTTGAACCATTAGAGAAATCTTTGTAATATATATAATGGCCGACGATGCAATATCTAATTATCAATCCATAATGGGTGAAAAAAATATCAATAATGATTTTGATAGTTTGTATACAGAAATAACGGACTTACAAAATAAAATCGCCGAAACATCTAGTCCATATGACTCTTCGGATGCATCCAACGAATTCATTGAAAATATATTCCAAAATCACCCATTAAAAACCAATAGTGGAAAATATCATAATCCCAATGTACAAATAGACAAATGCGATACAAATACAGATGAAGATGGCACCAAGATTGTAGATGTTAAAAAATGCGGTTTGTATTATAATACAAAGGAATTAATAAAAGAGATAAATAATGAAAATATAAAGGAATCATTTAGAGAATATAATCTACCCTTTGTAGAAGTGACATTGGAAAATGGTACAAAGAAAAAAATGTCATATGACGATTTCAATAATTTAAGTATTACCGCTTTTTCTGATAGCTGCAAACGTTTTGAGTCTATGCCAAAAGGTCTTTGTTTAAGCAATGAAAAATTATCAGAAAGGCCGAAAAATCCTCTTGACCCAAATGTAAGTATCAATGAAGAAGCTTTAACTCAACAAATTATGGCAAATAATAATATAGACCCAAATATGTTAAATCCCAACATAGATGGATTTCAACCTTTTTATAATCGTTATAAACAATCATATAATAAACTCAATAATTATGATGTAATAGACGCAACACCTGATGACAATATCAAAACAACTGAAGTATACGATTCTGTAGAAAAAAACGTACTTGTCATTGAAAAAGACTTATCTACCACATTATTTATTGCCGGCTTATCTATAACTGGTCTGTATATAATATCAAAGATGATGAAATAAGCCTGTTTCATAATAAAATAAATAATACATATTACTTATTTTATGAACTTAGAAACTATAACGTTTATATATTTCCAATGCAACTAAACCGCCCAACAATTGGCTCATAATATATGGTATAAGTTCACTTGTTTCAATCTTACCAATAGAAGCCATTACCAAACTGACCGCGGGGTTGATGTGACCACCCGAAATAGATGATGTAATCAATATAACTAAAGCCAAAGTCGCACCAATGGCAATAGGATTACCTGTAGCCAATATAACATATACAAAAAACCCTGTACCCAAAAACTCTGCTAAATAATTATTCATATATAATTATTTAGATATTTATGAACGTCTTACGCGCATTAAATATACATAACTGCCATTGTGCTCATCACCTCCTTTAGATGCGTCATTGTATGAACGATTCATGGATACTTGTTTCTTGTATTTAATATAATCGGAAGCATCTGGTACAAACTTGACGTTTGTTGATGAAGCAGGTATATTAGTACCATCACAATTATTAATCATATTACCAATAATATGTCTGCGTCCGGGCTTAGAAATGGGTGTTGGGTTGGGACCACCACAAGAATAACCTTTTCTACTTAGGAAATCACCTAAATTGTTAACAGCACGAAATGGACCAATCGCACGTTTTCGTCCTTCTACAACACCTGTTGCGTAACTGGTATTCCAAGAATCACGTAGTATTTTACGTGTTACAGCATGCTCTCCTGATTGAAAATTTCCTATTGTTTGTTTTGCAGAGAATCCTTGGTAAGGACCTCCAAGATTACTTGTATTTACTGACATTATATATAATATACATCATTTTATTTCGTCTTTATTTAATATTAATTTTCTAAATTAACGTATAATGAATGAAAATGATATTTCATTAAACCTTCTTTCTAGTAATCATGGTGTTGATCAACTTACATTGGAATGTTTTACAAATAAACAGCATTATAATAAGGTTGTAAATAAACAAAATATATATAACACAGTGCAACAACGAAATATAGATATAGAAAAATATGAAACTAAAATTAAGAATATCATAAATGGTTATTTCTATAACCCAAACAATAGTATTAATAGTGAATTGGATGGACTCTTTTACAGTTTTACAAATGCATGCATTCAATATATTGAACACGAAAAAACAACTAACTATAATGACCATGATAGTGATGATGACATATTATTTGGTAATATGGATGATTCTAGACCACCGGAAACATGCAATAAACATGAAAAAAAAGATCCGAATGAATATTTAATGAGTTACTGGGGCAAACCAGTAAGGAAAATATAAACAAGCTCACTACAAATGAGTTGTGTCTTCTATTTATGATGTTGAAGATTTATATTTATGTAGTATAATTCATATTTACATCTTTTCATTTTTAAATATATGATAAATATATAAATAACAAAAACAATCATGAAATTTGCGGGAACAAAAAAGAAAAGAATAAAACATTTACAGCCTAAAAATTGTGCACCAGGTGTTAAAAATAAAACTGTCAATGCATGGTCTTGCTTTCCTCCAAAAATCATTTTAGCATTAAAAGACCAATATAATAAAAAATATCCCGATAAAATCACTTCTAAAAATCCTAAACAAATATGGAAACAATTAATGATAAAAATGAGAAAATGTAAAAGTGAGCTTTGTTGGTTACGACGTTTGTTGAATAAACAATCACAAAAAAAACTAAAAATTCAATTATTTTCACCTGACCAACCAGAAAATTGGAAAAAAGATCCGAATGCGTGGCTTTCTAATTTTGACATTGAAAACGTTCTCTTACAATATGAAGCTGCATATAAAGAATTTGATTTCATTGGACCCAGTTTTATTGACTATAATACTAAAGTCAACAACAAATGTGTTACTGAAGAACTATGTCATTTCAATATAAAGGAATTATTGAAAAAAGGGAAAACAAAAATAGGTATTGTGTTCAATTTAGATCACCATTATCAAGGTGGTTCTCATTGGGTATCTATGTTTGTTGATTTGAAAGAAAAGTTCGTCTTCTATTTTGACAGTAACTCCACGCCCATCCCTAGTTCATTCCAAGGACTGGTTGATAATATTGTGAATCAAGGAAAACAAGTATCACCAATAATTGATTTTGATACATATGTAACAAATACTGAACACCAATTACGCGATGGCGAATGTGGTATGTATAGTCTATATTTCATTATTACACTACTTACACAAGAAATCAACGGACAAAAATATCCCATGAAGAAGCTCATTGATATATTCCAAAATGATCATATTAAAGATAGTGATGTTGCGTCTTTTCGTAAAATTTATTATAATTGATAAAAACAATTTACATATATGTATTCATATATATGTAAAAATGGCCAAATTTATAGATCACAATAATCAAACTTTGTTATGGAACACAATTACAAAATTACCACTTTTCCATGAAAAAATTGACCCAGACTTTCAAGCTCAATGGTTTCGCGATATAATTGAAAAAATTTATATTAATCAACAACACCGAATATTAAGTAACAATGATCTATTGACATTAAACAAACACACTATTTCGTTTATGATTACTTCTCTAAAGAAAATTACATTAGCAGAAAATGAACTCAATGGACCTTATGACACACAACAGAACTATATGAATATGACATCGCCAACAAATAGAAATCAACAAAATGATTCCAATGTATTCACAAATCAAAATGTCAATCAAAACATGGTATTTGAAGTAGTTGAAGATAAAGCAATTGAGAATATGGATGAGTTAGTCAGTCAACAAATGAAAATGCGTGAACTTGACCTGAATCCAAATCCTGCATCTAAGAAAAAAGTATCCTTTCAAAATGCGGAGGTTATCAACACCATTGATACTATTGAAATAATAGATACACATCATAATGAAGAGAATAATGAGTATGAAGAGAATAATGAGTATGAAGAGAAAATAAGAATACTTGAGTCTACCATTGATAGTCTTCAACGAGAAAATGAAATATTATTGAAAAAATTGAGCGTATATGAATCTAATGTTATACAAGATACATTAAATAATGTCATTGATAATATTGTTGTTTAAAATTTTTACTTAATATGTTATATGTAAAAATTTACCCATGATTTCTTTATTTTTTTCTTCATACTTAATGCTATTTAAATTTTCTTGATATTGTTGTTGTTGTAAATATAGTTCTCTTTTTCGTTCCATAGAAGACAACATTTTATGACCTTCTTCCTTGGACAATGGATTATAGTTCTCACTTCTTGAATTTCTCAATGAATCAAGAGAACCATGTGCATTACTCATATGATTTTGTATTGTATTTGAATTAATATTAATCATTGTCTCGTCTTTATGGACTTTACGCAAATCATCAAATTTCAATTTGCTGAAAGGGTCACATGTAATATAACTATTATCATGTTCATCTTCATACAAGTCTGTTCCCAATGAGCTTTGCATATTCATTATTTCTGTTCTCTTTATTAATGCTTGTTTATTTTTCATTTGTTCCATTGCTTCATTTATATTACGTCCTTTTGTTGATTCATATAAAGGGTCTTCATTCTGAAACCATTCATTTTTATTGATTATTTTTTTACTCATATGTTCTTCAAAGAGCTTATTGAATTGCTTCTGAAATTCCTTGTTGTTCGTTTTTTCCATATGTTGTGTTATTTGACCTTTTATTTGGGAATTTTCATTGTCTGGTATATATACACTGTCTTGTGGAAGTGCCTTGTTTTGTTTAATCATGTTCTCATAACAATAATATATCATTTCATACGCCTTTTTGTAAAATAAAAAATACTCATTTGGTAGTTTAGAACGGTCAGGGTGTGTCATTAATACTTTCTTTTTTGCTCTTTTCAATGACTCTACATTGACTTCTCCTTTAATATCAAATAATTCCAATAGTTCCTGGAAATTATAATCATGTATATTCAAATTATGGGACATATAATCAATATATTTTATAAATATTTATATAAATATATATCCATTATAATATAATAGAATTATGGTCAAAAAATTGTCTGAACTCAAAAACATTGATGAATTACAGAAAATTTTAAACAGTAGTAATGGCACTATTGTGTTGAAATTTGGTGCAACATGGTGTGGTCCATGTAAGAAAATTGCGCCGATGGTTTATCAACATATGGATACTTTAAATGATGATGTCAGTTTTTATGATATTGACATTGATGAATTTCTTGATGTATATGCATATTTCAAAACTAAAAAAATGGCCAATGGAATACCTACTATGTTAGCATGGTATCCTGAAAACAAAACTTTGGTTCCTTCATTGATTTGTATTGGTGCAAAAGAACAAGACGTTACATACTTTTTATCTAAAATAGTGAATCCATAATATAAATCATAAATATCTTTTATAATTATGATTTTCTTTGTTATTTATTTTTGATGATTTTTATGACTATTTTTGTTTTTCTTCTTTCTATTTTTGTTTGTAGTGTTTTTACCACCCGTCTTTGGTGCTTCTTCATTTGGTTTAGGTTGTTGTTCTTCTGGTGATTTTGCTTGTTGTTCTTCTGGTGATTTTGCTTGTTGTTCTTCTGGTGATTTTGCTTGTTGTTCTTCTGGTGATTTTGTTTGCTGTTCTTCAGGTGATTTTGCTTGTTGTTCTTCTGGTGATTTTGCTTGTTGTTCTTCTGGTGATTTTGCTTGTTGTTCTTCTGGTGATTTTGTTTGTTGTTCTTCTGGTGATTTTGCTTGTTGTTCTTCTGGTGATTTTGTTTGTTGTTCTTCATCTTGGCGACGTCTTTGCTCTTCTTCTTCTTGGTGACGTCTCTGTTCTTCTTCTTGGCGACGTCTTTGCTCTTCTTCGTCGTCATCATCATCATCATCACTTTCTTGACTTTCTTGATAATCTTGACTTTCTGTTTTTGTGTCTTGTGAATCAATATTTCTAAATATCATGGTACCTATCACTATTACTGTAAATCCAATCAATCCGTATGTACCAATTGGTTGTCCATCTACAGTGGAACTTGAAACCTTTGCACCACTACTTATTTGATCATTTATATATTTTATCGTATCTTTTAAGGATTCAGCCATATATATTTTACATATACATTTTTTATGTATATAAGTATACATAACCTTTCGCGCCTATCAGTAATTTATTATTATATAAACTAACTGAATGTCCAAATTCTATATTACTAATATTCGTTTCTAGTTTACTATGAAATGTATAAGAACCACTAATATATTCATATATGTACACTGCACCAGAATTATTAGAATCTCCCATTGCACCAACAGCTATAAAATTACCATATATAGATACGAACCTTCCGAATTTATCACCACTGACTACTGGGTCCACTTCACTTATTAAATTATATGAATTGTCTAGAATATCGTAAATATGTACTTTTGCAACATCGTTGATACCAGCTGTGCCTACTACTAATGTGTTATTATTATTTATATCAACACTAAATCCAAACAAAGTTAATGTAAAAATACCTGGAATTTTGGAATTTTGGGTCCAAACGTCATTGTCATTTTTAAATATGAATACTGCACCATTATTGATTGATAAATCAATATTCCAAAAACTCGCTCCTATTGCTGCGTATTCATTATTTATACTAACTGAAAAACCAAATTCACTGTCAACCCTATATCCTCTTCCATCATTAGGTGTTATGACTTGTTCGTTTTTCCACATTCCATCTCCTGTGTCCAATTTATAAATATAACAAGCTCCCATATCTACATAACTAATATCATCTTGATATGCTCCAACAATTAAATAATTTTCATGAATATATACTGCGCTGCCATAATATATATGTGTTTTATCTGTAGTTGGTATAATATTTTGTGTTTGTGTCCAGTTTCCATTGTTTAATTTAAATATATAGATACTTCCTTTAGTCGCCGATGACGAGGTTGCACCTACAACAATGTAGTCATTATAAATACTTACTGACCTTCCAAAATTGGTTCCGGAAATTGACGGATTAGGAACCAACGTAACTTCGTTTTCAAATACATTATTTGAAATTTCATATACATATACTTTGTCATTATTAGGCGCACCAATAACCGCATAATTATCACTTAAACTAACAATTTCACCACCGTCACTCCCAAATGAGGGGCGTATAAATTCACTGTTTTGGACATTAGATACATTAGAGAAGTATGTTATTATAAGAGGCTCAGGTTCTGGTTCAGGTTCTGGTTCTGGTTCAGGTT